TCAAGCTGCGCCACGCGCATCCATCTGCGCTTGAATCCAGGCCTCGATTTCGCCGAGAACGAAATATACTGCCGCCTGCCGCGCCACGCCATCCTTGATTGGACGAGGGAAGGTCGGGTCGTTGTTAACGCGTCGATTCAAGGTAGGACGGCTGATGCCCAGCAGCGCGCAGGCGTCTTTCAGATGAATCAGGGTTCGGGGATTGGTGGTCATGTGGTGCTCCTCATTTGACACTGTGATTCGACGCCTGATGCGTCAGGTTTTGGTTGTCACGCTGAGCTGTCACGTCAGCTATCAGCCGGTCGCAACGCTCCACGATTTCGTCCAGTAGCCGCTGGCGCTCTGGCCGGTAACCGCTCATGAACTGCTGGTGCTGATCAGCCTCGCCGGCTGCGCTATCACGCAGACTCTCGAACAGGTCCAGCTCGCAGATGACCTTCCCCTCCAGTTCATCACGATAGGCGACGAAGTCGGCAGGCCTGCGCCGCTCGCGCCGGGCGTTGACCGTCCGCAACACTGCAACCACCACCGATTCGATCCTGGCTATCTGCCATACCTCGAGCTGATCGATGGGCGTCTCGGCATAGTTGCTGGCGCGGTGGACTTCTTCGAACGCGGCCCGGCAATCTCCGGTCCAGAAATGGCCCTCGGCACTTTTGGCGCGCTGGCGCCAGTAATTTACCCGGTCCTGCAGCGCTTCAATCTCGGTCAGCAAGGCAAGGATGTTGGCCGGGTTCGCGCCTGCAATGAAGGCGGCATTGGCGCGGCACTCCGCATCCGTTTTGACTCGGCAGTTGGCGAATGCCTGGGCAATCATCCCGCTATTTTTATGAGCCACGTAAGCGTACAGAAGGTGGCCGTGTTCATTGATGTACTCGCCCTCTGTGACCCATTGGCCACCGGTAGCGGCGTGGGCAAGCGCCCTCAGCTTGTCTCGATCTACGCTCATAACATGGTCCATCGACGGTTGAAATTGGACATGGCCGCTTCGGCTTGTACCTTCGCCTGCTCGTGGGTCAGCCCGCGCGCAAGGGCAGCCGCGTAGCAGCGGCTCCAGTGCTGGCACCTTAATTCGTTCATGTTCACGGCCGATCCTCCCAGTCCCAACTCAGCTTTGGGTCAATCGGCGGGTGGGCCTGCAGGGTGTGCAGGTCCAGCAGCGTGAAGTGGCCGTCCATCCAGCCGCCTGTGTCGATGTGGTAGACGTTGCCGAGAACTGCCGGCCGACGCACCGGGGTATGGCCGACCACCACCGCGCGCACGCCGCCGACACCGTGGTGCTGCTCGTGGGTGATCCGGCTGCGCGACCACTGCACGGCCTCCTCGACATTGCGCATGCCCGGCATGCAGTCATCAGCCCAGGACTGGAGCATCTGCCAGGTTGGGAATGGGCAGTCGGCATGCACGATCCCGACTAGGCCTTGGGGCGTCATTACCTCGATGATCAGCGGCAGGTCGGCCAGCAGCTCGACATAGCACGCCTGCTCCACGGAGGATCTGGCATAGAGCCAGGCCCCGCCGTTGGAGAGGTGCACATCACCGATGCTGCCGGACGGATCGAATCGGTACGCCTCGATTGCCATCTGCTCGTGGTTGCCGCGCACGGCGTGGAACCATGGCTTGGCCAGCCAGGCATCCACCTGATCAGACTCGGGCCCGCGATCCACCAGGTCGCCTACGGAGAACAGCCGATCAGCAGCAGGATCGAAGCTGACCGCGTCCAAGGCGCGCTGCAGGCGGGTGAAGTGGCCGTGAATGTCGCCCACGGCGAAGTCTCGGCCGGCGGTGTTGATGGGGAACCGCTGCAAAATACTCACGACAGCACCCCCGTGGCCTTTGCTGCCGCTGCGACGATGAAGAACGACACGAAGAAAACGGACGCTGCCAGCATGGGGTGCCCGCTGTAGATCAGCGCGTAGAGCTGGAAGCACGTGCTGGGCAGGCTGATCCACCAGTACTGCATGATCCGCTGTGCGGCATCGCCAGTGACCATGCCGCCCAGCACGCCTAACCAGGCCATGATGTTGAAGGCCATCACGACGTAGAACGCGAACTGGTGGAGCTGGGCGCCGCCCAACAGCAGCGACAGGCTGATGATGGCGCTGATGGCCGTGGAAATCAGGGTCTGGATCATGATTGAGTCGCCTTCTGACCGAATGCGTGCAGTGCCTTGTCGAGCGCTACAACGGCCTGTTGCCGGGTGGCGCAGGTTGTCTCGGCATAGATGCCTGGGCGGGAACCGCGAGCCGTCCAGCTCCCGTTCTTGTTCTGGGTTACCTCGATCACGGCACTCATGCCCGACCTCCCGCCAGCGCTGCCAGCTCAGCCACCAGCGCCTCGGTGCGCCCGTAGAACTTCCCGGCGTCCTCGTTCACGAAGCGCTCGAGCACGGTGGTCACGGCGTGCTGGTTGGCCAGGCCGCGTAGATCTGCCTCGGTGGTAAGCGTGTCTGTCGATGGCGCGTGCACGAAAGCATCGTGGCTGATCAGCAGGGTGCGCACTGGCCTGATGCCTTTCACACGGCTCACCCAGTTCGTCTCGGGCGTACACCAGGGCAGCATGGCCATGTACCAGGCCGTGGCCGAGTTCGATTTCTGGCTGCTGGTCCAGTAGTCGTGGGCGCAGACGAAGGCCTGGGCAGCTTCCTTGTCCTGGCAGAGGCCCGACCGCCCCCACTCGGGGAGCTGGAGCAGGTTGCAGCGCAGCACCTGCAGTTCCTCGATCGACGGGATGTGCCAGCCCCAAGTGCCACGGATGTTCATGTCCAGCACCTTGCGGGCGATGGCGCTACCCTCTGCGGCCATGGCCTGGGTGTTGGCCATCCCGTCGAAGCGCGATGTGGCGCCACGGATGCGCGGGCGCGGGCCTTCTTCCTGCCACCAGTGGGCGGCAACCTCGAACTCCCGGCCTGCATCTATCACCGCGTGCTCGGTGCCGTCGAAGAAGATCCGGCCTGCGTAGAATCCGCCGCCCAGGGGCTGGCCCACGGCGGGGAGGGCGGCGGGGTTGATTGTGCGGCGCTTGGTCATTTTCCAGCCCTCGGTTTTCCGGTTACGACGTGACTACCAGCGCTGTCATGCACCGTCACGGTGGGAGCGTTGCGAGCCATGGTGCCGTCAGGCATTTGCGTGTAGGTCGGGATTCCGTAGAACGGCCCGCCCGGCGCAAATGGATCGGGTAGGAAACCTGGCTTGTCTATCAGGATCTGCTCGAACTGCCGCATGCAGGCGTTGAACAGCGGACCGTTCTTGAAGTCAGGCTGTTTTCGCCCGGACCTCGTGCTGGCGCTGTCCTCCAGCCCGGCCACGAACGCCACCCCAGAAAGCGTGCCCCTGGCTTCGGCGGCATACTCGGCAGCCTCAGCTCTATGCACTGGGTTGACCGACAGGACATCGAGGATGGTGTCGAGGCCGTGCACGATGGTCAGGTAGTCGTCGGCACGCAGGAGCCAGTCCGCGATCACCAGGAAATTATTCCGACGACGCTTGCGACGAGCTTCACGTTGCGCCTCTAGCTCTTTCACCTTGCTTGCGGTGAACGGCAGGCCCGTGCTAGCCACCTTGATCTGCTCGGCGTAGTAGGCATGGTCGTGCTCACGCTCGGCGCACATATGGCGAGCAGCGCGTCGAGCGATAATCAGGGAAATCAACGGCTCGACGTTGCCACGGTTGGCCAGCTCAAGCAGCCGGCGGGCATGCTCAGGTTTCATTCGCATGGGAACCCCCGAAAGTGATCGGCCAGCACCCGTCGCCCGTCCAAGCCGCAGGCCGTGGAAAGGTCGATGACTTGGCCAAAGGTGGTTTCACGGTGCTGCAGGGCATCCCACAGCAGCAGAAGGAGGCCGGCCTGGCTCATGGCTGCTGCTCCTGCACCACCTGCTGCTGCAAGGCTTCCAGGCGCAGGGCGGTGTCGATCTCCTGATCCAGCTCTTCGCCGGAGAACCAGTTATCGCCGCGCACTACCAGCAGATCCTCGTCGGGATCTTCAATGCGCTCACGGTCACGCAGCCAGCGGTACCGGCGCGCGTCGGCGGCCATGCGGACGTGGTCGTCGATGTCGAACGCGGTCTCGTGCTGGGCAGTGCCTTCAGCAACTCGGCGCTGATGGATCTCCTCGCGATCAACGATTACGCCACGCGGAGCCTCAATCCCAAGGCGGACTTGGCAGCCGTTCACCTGGGCCACAGTGACCCGGATGTTCCCGCCGATGATGACGGCCTTGCCGATGTTGCGACTTAACATGAGCATCGGTGAATCTCCTTATTTAGGGCGAGCGAGTACCCGCCGAGTAACTTGGCTTTCGCAAAAAGTTGAGGTGTTACGGGGCGGAAGTTCCGCCCTATAAATCAGTGAAGTGGCAGTACTTGCTGGCCGTCCTTTTCAAGTTGGATAAGTTTTCCTTCGATGACCGGTTTCTTGAGCTGCCATCGGCGCATGGTTTTGCCGGCGAGACTCGCCAAACCACGTTCCTGCTTGAACTCAGCCATCAGCAGGTGCCGCTTCTGCTCAAGCGACAGGGAGCGGTCCTGTAACTCCCGCGCCATCCGGTTGAAAGCCTCAATGAACGCTTCCTTCCAGGCGGCTGCCTTCTCGCCGGTGAAGCCCATGACAACGAACATGAAACCGTCCTTTGTCATATTGAACATGCGATAAACCTTGCCCTGCTCGTCGATGTAAGAGGTCTCCTCAAAATTGAGGAGACGAAAATTCGCAGAGCATTTGATGTTGTCGATCGTGCGCAGCACGTTGTCGTGACGCTTGCCAAAACGTTTGGCCACCCTGACCGAGTCGGTGGTCGGCTCGTCGCCGTCGCAGCTCACAAGCTCGCGATAGTCGGCCTCGGTCAAAATCAAATCAGTCATCCAGTTTCCCCTCGAATGAAGCCATTGATTACGCATCCATTCGCTGTGCTGGTTGGTCACCGCACAGGGCTCTCCCTGGAAAGCCCTCGACGCTGGCCGATCCGTGTCAGCAGTACCCGTCCTGTTGCCGGGCCTCGACGATCTGGCGCACCTGGTCGTGGTCGAACACCAGCGCGGCCTGGAAACCGCTGGAGGCCGTACGCGCACGCTTTGGCTCGTAGCCCAGGCGCATCACATAGCGACGGGCCGCGCTGCGGTCCATCTTCAGCAGCTCGGCCAGCTCTTTGAGGGTGGTCAGCTTCGCGGCGGCAGGAGCAGGTGCTGGCTGCCGCGCATCCGAGCTGATGCTGATAGTCACGTCGATCATGGCAAAATCCTGAGTTGAGGTTTGTTTGTGCTGGCGCTTACGCCGCAACCTGGAACTGCTCTACCCGCCGTGCCGCAACGCGAAGCTCAACACGCTTCTCGCCACTCCCTCGACGAACCCGAAGTGCAACGTCATCAGCCATCAGGCCGTGGATCACCAAAACCAGAGCCAGGGCGGTTGCGGCGGGGCTGATGACGCCACGTTTGAATGCCTCAGCAACCAGGGCAGCGCGGCGGGTGACGCCCCACTTTGTACCCAGCGCGATCAGGCGCTTTTTCACGCCGTCTTCGCTGATGCCCAGGGCGCGGGCGGCTTCCTTGCCTGAGGCGCCACCAGCAATCGCCAGCAGGCACTCCAGCTCACGAGGGGCTGCGCCATGGCCAAGCAGGCCTTGCCAGTTGCCGAGGGTGATGGTTGCTGTCGTGTTCATGGTGGCGCTCCTTGCGGTGAGTGATGGAAGTAATATGTACCAATGGTTCAATTATGGCAAGAACCAAAAGTACATATTTTTAAGGCGCGCACAAAAAAGCCCGCGCTTTGCGGGCTTGGTTGAACTAGACAGCTACTCTAAAGCACAGATCTTGGCCACTTGGCATCAACGACTCGGCCTACGAGCACCCACTCACCATCCATTTCGACAGTTGGGAACGATGGATTTAGGGGCTTAAGGAAGGCCCTACCGGAATCCCAAATGAACTGCTTGAAGGTGGCCTCATTGGTGTCGATCATCTTGGCCACCACAAATTGGCTGCTCTCAACGTCGAACCCTGGAGCCACCAGGATCACCATACCCTCAGGGAATGACATGCCGTTTGGCGAGGTCATTGAGGGGCCTTTGACTTTGAGCCAAAACCCATTTGGTCCGGCCCAGGCGTCCGACGGATGAACCTCGCACGAAGCGACGTTCGAGATCTCTACAGCTTCCATTGGCATTCCGGCCTGAACCCAGCTTATTTCCGGGTATTCGTAATATCTGACAGGACCGGGAGCGGGCTCGACGTTAGCGTCAAAGCCTGACGTTTCGTCAGTCATCCCACCCTTGCCGTATTCCAGCCATTCCACCCGAACTTTAAGCGCGTTAGCTAATGCAAGCATTTTCGCGCCGCCAGGCATTGACTCCCCATTCAGCCACTTGCTGGCTGCCTTTGGTGTGACGCCAATCATTTTGGATATGCGCGCCCCTGAGCCCCAGGACGGAATGTCTCGGGCGGCCAGTGCTTGCTTGAGTCTGGCAGCGAATGCGCTGCGCAATTCTTCTATCTGAACCATCCGTTCAATATTGCATGGGGTTGCATGTACTTTCAGTTCCGACATAGTATGTACTCAAGGTTCATATTTTCGCCGGAGACCCCCATGCAATCCCTAAAGAAGGCCATTGATGCGGCAGGCGGTGTCGTAGCGGTAGCGCAAGCTTGCGAGAAGTCCCCGCGCGCCGTGTACAAGTGGCTTTCTGCAGGGCGATTGCCCCGGACCGAATACACCGGAGAGACCATTTACGCTCAGCGGATCTGCGATCTGGCGACGGCGAACGGCACTCCCATTGAGATTACCGTCTTACTGGCAAGTGCGCTCCCTACCCTGACGCAAACGATACCCCCAACTGCCAATCTGCGCAGCTCCACTGCGGTGGCTGGTGATTTGTACAGTGCCGAGGTCACCCAGTGAAGTCGCTTGCATTGCTGGCGTTAGCTGCGCGCCAATCAGCGTTGTCGACCGAGCTATTCGTCCAGGCGGAGTCCGACCTGGACGAAGTGTTCTTTGAGCTTTGGGGTGGCGGCGCGCTGATCGGCTACGCCCGCCTAGTGCGGCGGGAAAGCGCCACTGAGTTCAGGGCTGGCCGCCCTGTAGCAACGTTTGAATTAGTGGAATTGCTTTCGGCGCATTCTCCATGCCCAGGTCCACTAGTTTCGTTATCAGCTGTTTTGTGGTCTCGCCGGGAGCTTCGCGCAGAGCTTTCAGAATGCCGCTTTTCTGCTCCTCGGGAAGGTTCGATGCCTGGACTTTCGCTTCAATCAACTGGCGGAGGGTATCCTCGTGAAGCTTGACCGTTACCGTCCCAAGGATCGCTCCAAGACCGCCATCGTCTTCAAGGAAATCGATACCCCTGGCTGTGATGGTGGCGTGGTGAATCGCCCTGGTGCCACCGAGATACTGACTGTCGAGAAGGGTAACCAGCCCGTGCTCCCTCAGGTAGTAGAGATTGCTCTGGCAATCCTCTTCATTCCCAAGGCTCGTGACCTCGTCCGATTCGTTCGGATAGCAGTCCCTAAGATGCTCCAGCAGCTCGCGCTGCAATGTACGACTTATCTTCATTTGCCGGGCCTCCGTGGCCTTCGTTTCGAGTGGAGTCAGAACGATATCACGGATTGGCCCGGCACCCTTTTGCGGCCTGGGTAAACCCCAGACAGCAAAAAGCCAGCTCGCGAGGCTGGCTCTTTTAACACCGTCCCCGGCAAGGGACTTTTTGAATCTTCGTTCGAGGAGAACGATATGTCACGTTCGAAAAATAGCAAACCCCGTGTTGCTGTGCAACAGCCAAAGGAGAGCCTGATCGATCTGCGCCATCGCTTTCGCGCCGCCCAAGGCGCTTACGGCATTGCCCGCGTATTGCTGGAAGACCAGGCCCAGCTTGGCGAAATGCTGTTGTCACGCGACCGAGAGGGCTTGGTCAGTGCTCTCGAGTTCTGCACCCAGGCGCTCTACGCCCATCACGAGTACGCCTACCAAGACGCGCTCCCTCATGCCGCTGAGCAAGGGGGTGCCCAATGACTGCCTTCGTCACTCGCACCCAGGCATTCCTGGTCTCTGGCGTCGCGCTCCAGGTCAATCAAGGCACAAGCTGCTACCTGGCTATAGAGGCCGCAAGCACCATCCTGTCAGGCGTAAACGCGATGCTCGCTGGTCTCGTAGACGCAGCTCAAGACAATGCCAATGAAGTCTATGCGATCCGGGTTTTGACCCAGCAATGCGAGGCATTGATTGACGCTGTCGCTGGCTCTATCCGCGAAGCCGAAGACCTCGCGCCACAAAACCAACCCTCGCCAGTTCGTGGCGCGGAGGTATCCCAATGACCCCTTCAATCAGCGACCTGGGCGAAAAGGTCCTGTCCCGCCTGCGCGTGATCGAGAGCTTCGCCTCCATCCTCATGGACAACCATGCCTTTAAGGACGACCAGCAGAACGGGTTCGCGCCTCAGCTTGATTTCCATGGTGAGTCGGCCATCCACGAAGCGATGTACATGCTGGCCGAGCAAGCCCGGGACCAGTTGTCTCAGCTGATGAATGCAGCAGGGGAAGCCCAATGAAGACCCTTCAAAACATTGCTGATGAAGCCTACGACGACCTGATGGTGCTGCGGGAAAAGCTCAACGACTTCAAGACCATGTTCCTGGCTGTGAGCAAATTGCTGCCCGAGCCTGACACTGCAGGTCGCTTGGCCGGTATCGGGGCCATACAAGCCGAGGAGTGGGCGACCAATGCCGAGGAGTGGGCGCGAAAGATGGATGAAAACCTCCGCAACCTTGAAGCCCAGCAGCCCGTCGCGCCACAAAAACCTACCCCTGCAAAACGTGGCGCGGGAGGTGCGGCATGAAGCTAGTCACCATCCACAACACTCAGCTGCCCGTCGTCGAGTATCGCGGCCAGCGCGTAGTCACCCTGGCGATGATCGACCAGGTGCATGAGCGGCCGGATGACACTGCTGGTCGCAATTTCCGCGAGCACCGTGACCGGCTCATTGTCGGTAGTGACTACTACGTCATCGCTCGATCTGAAAACAGCGAAATTCGCGGTTTAGGTTTCGACGTGCCGAATCGCGGTTTGATCGTCCTGACCGAGCAGGGCTATCTGATGCTGGTCAAGTCGCTAACCGACGATCTGGCTTGGACGGTCCAGCGCCAACTGGTCAGCAACTACTTCAGGCCGGCACCAGCACCTGCTCTCCCTGGCGACTACATCACGGCCTTGGAGCACCTGCTGGCCACGAAGCGTTCTGAGCAGCTGGCGTTGGAGCAGCGTGACCATGCGATCGCCACCAAGGCGGAGATCGGCAGTCGGCGAGAAGCCACCGCCATGGCCACTGCATCAGCTGCTGTCCGCAAGGTCATGCACCTGGAGAACGAGCTGGGTCGTGGTTGCCAGCACGCCACCGTGACGGCGGTTGAAAAGGCCGCCCACCGAAGCTTCGGTGGCCAGGGTTTCCGTCCGCTCAAGAACTGGTGTGACATCCATGGGGTGTCCGCCCCGAAAGTCCAAGACCCTCGATTCGGCTGGGTTCGCTCCTGGCCTGCGGCCGCCTGGGCGGCTGTCTACCAAATTGACCTGGCCGAACTGTTCGGCGCTGCTGGAGAGCACCAATGAAGCCCAAGATGACCCACGAGCAATTGACGAATCAGATCGCTGAAGTGGCCATTGATTTCCAGCGCGCCGAGATACTGCGCAACTCGCTGAAGCGTGAGTTGAGCGCTATGTATGCGACCTACTTCCGCGCTCACGGCCGTCCCGGCAATGGTGAGCGCACCCGCTTCGATTTCGAAGACCCAGCGTATCGCGGGGTAGTCCAGTTCACCGAGGGCGCTTACAACCGTTGGTATGACCAGCGCGCCCTGACCACCAAGCTGAAAAGGAAGCTGCGCGGTCTCGTTGAACGCCTGGAGCGTGCCCAATGAGCAACGTACTGAACTTCCCAGAACCAGCCGAGATTGAGGTGATCAGCGAGGAGGCCTTCCGGAAGTACACCGACGCCGCCCTGCTGCTGAAGTGCTTCGAGGTCATCAAGGACACGCTCGACGTGATCAACGAGCCCGAGTACTCAATCGAGAAGGAGGACGACACTCACATCGACCTAATCCGGGCCTTCTACGCGCTCAAGGTGCTGTTCGCGCGCAAGACAGGTCATGACGCAGCTGTCGTGGCTCAAGACCACTGGGAGGCCATTGGCCGGCACTTGCTGGAGGGAGCCCCTTACCCGGACCAGCTGATCCCGATCGCGGGCGCGTTCATCAGCCCAACCCCTCCAGATGGCTACTCCCACCTTGGCAACCTGGAGCTGGCCTGCGCCGCGTACAACGCCAGCGATAAGGTCAGGCTTGGCACCAACGCAACCCTGTCCGCTGACAACGCGCAAATCAAGGCGACCGTGGCCGTGGAGGCAATCAACGCCACCACCGCCCTTGGCATCCTGGTCCGCCGACTCTCCGGTGGCACGCTGACGGATATGGCGCAGGTGGTGAGCGGTATTACGGGTCTCTCATCGGAGACTCTCCAATGACCATTACCCCGAACCCAGCCCAGGAGCTCCCGCAGCGCGCAGGCGCAAAGATCATCAATGGACCTTGGCCAACCTACACCCAGTTCAAGGGCTTGCCCGAGCGCGAGCGCTGGACTATCTACGAACTGGCCAAGGCTGGTCGGCAGGCCATGGAAGACAAGGGCTTCGAGATGACCGAGAGCTACGACGCCTTTGTGCGCCGAGTTACGGAGGAGCTTGACCTGTGAGCACCATCCTAATGACCGCCTGCTGGCCGCTCGAAATGAGCGCCGCCCAAAAGTCGGTCCTGATCTCGCTTGCGGATAACGCCAATGACGATGGCGTCTGCTGGCCATCCATTGCCAGGATCTGCGAGCGCACTTGCCTGAAGGAGCGGGCTGTGCGCAACGCGATCCGGTGGCTGGAAAGTGTCGGCTTGCTGGTGGCAAAAGAGCGCGCAGGGCGGTCGACCTACTACGTCGTAACCCCGGCATCTTATGCCCCCGGCATTAAATGCCCCCCTGCACCAGATGCCGGGGACCCCGGCAGCACGTGCCCCCCACCCCGGCACCAGATGCCGGACACCCCGGCACCAGATGCCCCCAGAACCGTAATAGAACCCAAAGGTGAACCATCAAGGAACCGTAAGAGGGGAAATGACGGTTTCACGATCGAGCAAATGCTTGAGTTGGCACCGCCTGATCTGACCGAGCAGACCGCCCGTGACTACTTCCAGTTCCGGAAGAAGAAAGGCCCGCTCAATACGACGATCTGGAACACCGTGCTGAAGGAGCTGGAGTCGTGCCGCCAAGCTGGCATCAGCTCCGACAAGGCACTGGCTGAAGCAATGACGGCTGGCTGGCAGGGGTTCAAGACGGAATGGCTTGTGAATCGACTCAAACAGGACGCTTGGAGCGCTCCAGCTACCGGATCGCGTAGCGCAGTACTGCAAGTGCCCTCCCATCACCAGGAGATGTACCCTGATGACCTCATCTAAATTCAGTCCAGCCCCAGGCGAGCGCGCCACCGGCATTGCCAAATGTGAAGCACCTGGTCATGGCCAGTACGAAACGAAGCAGGTCGAGCAGTTTGATGGAGGGTGGAAGGCGACTGAGTGCCCGCGCTGCCGCTGGGAGGCTCTGAACCTCCAGTGCGAGGACAGCGTGCGTGACGCTGCGTACGCTGAGAAGGAAGCCGAAGAGCTCAACCGTGACCTTTTCGCCACCGGCATCACGCCGCGCTTCCGGGGCTGCACGTTCGACAGCTTCATCACCAACGCTGAATCGGCCAAAGTCCGCGCCCAGTCTATTTGCCGGCGCTACGCCGAGGAGTTCGAAGGCCACTACCGGGCTGGCCGCGCACTCATGCTACTGGGCGAGGTCGGGAACGGGAAAACTCACTTGTCATGCGCCATCCTGCAGCACGTTGTTCGGGAATACGGCGCCAAGGGCCTGATTGTGACTGCCGAGGCAATCATGCAGGCCGTGACGGACAGCTTCCGTAGCAACGTAGGGCCGTCGAAGTCCGACCTGCTGGCTGAGTTGGCCGCTGTCGACTTGCTGGTGATCGACGAGGTGGGTATGCACACGCCCCGCGATGGCAAGGACTTCATGCCCAGCCTGCTGCATGAGGTTATCGACCGGCGTTATCAGCTTGTTCGCCCGACGGTCCTGATCAGCAACCAGGAGCGCGAGCAGCTGCCGAAGTACATCGGGCCGCGGGCCATGGACCGTCTGCGTGAGAACGGCGGCCTGCTGGCGCCTTTCACCTGGTCGTCGGCGCGTGTCGGAGGGGGAGCATGATCAGCCGAGATTACGCGGCTTGTGCACAGGATGTGTCACGGTTGCACAGCCCTGAGTCAGAATACGCCCTGATCGGCGCCATGATCCACCAGCCAGCGCTCATTGACGACGTGAAGCTTGAGGTCGGTGATTTCTACCAGTCCGACTGTGCCGAGCTGTTTGAGATGCTGCTGGCGCTCAAGGCGAAGGGGCGGCAGATCGACGTGGTAACCCTGTCAGATGCCAGGCCGACCTTGGCAGACGGCCGTGGCACGCTGGCAGTGGCTGCTCACATCGCTCACAACACGCCGAGCGCAGCAAACTTCGCAGAGTACGCCCGGATCGTGAAGCAGCGGTCTGTGGCCCGCCGGGTGATCGCTGCTGCGCACATCATGTCGGAGCGTCTGAAAGATGGCGACTCGCTGGACGAAGTGCTGGCGCAGGGGCAGCAGGCCTGGATCGCCCTTGAGGCGGAAGGTTTGGATTCCCGCAAGCGGTACCGCTTCGTGGGCGAGATCCTGCCCGAGGCAATCGACGGGATTGACCGCCGGTTCAACCGCGAGGTGGTGCTGGGCTTCGATACCGGGCTGCCATCGCTCGACAAGTTCATTCCCGGCATCTGCGCCGGGCACATGGTCGTCATCGCTGGCGCCCCGGGTAGCGGCAAGACCACCCTGGGCCTGGGTATCGCAGAGCGGGTGGCGTTGGTGGCCAAGTCCACGTCGCTGGTGTTCAGCCTTGAGATGACGGATGTGGAGCTGACAAACCGGTCGCTGGCCTCAGTGGGTAGCGTGCAGTTGAAGCACATCACCGAAGGACATTCGATGGCCGACAGCGACTGGCCAGGCCTGACGGCGGCTGTGAGCAAGCTCGATGGCGCTCCGCTGATCTTCTGTGATGACGCCTCCCTGACGATGCGCGATATCCGTCAGATCTGCCGCACGGTCAAGCGCGAGCATGGCCTGGGCTCCGTCACGCTGGACTACATCGGCCTGGTCAACGGCGAGAGTAAGTCGGCCAGTCGATATGAGCAGGTCACCGACATCAGCAAGTCGATCAAGCGGCTGGCCAAGGAACTGGGAGTGCCCGTGATGGTGCTGGCGCAGTTGAACCGCGGCCCAAACAACCGGGCGAACAAGCGCCCCACGAAGAGCGATCTGCGTGACTCTGGCCAGATCGAGGCCGACGCCGACGTGGTGGTGCTGGTCCACCGAGACAGCGATTCCGAGGAGGGGCAGTCGGGCGTCACTGAACTGATCGTGGACAAGAATCGTCATGGTGAAACCGGCATCTGCCGGGTGCAGCACCAGGGTGCTTATCACCGGTTCGTCGAGCTAGTCGGGTACCAGCCAAGCAACGAAGAAGTCGAAATGGGCAGGACATTTGCCGGCCGCCACCGCACCAAAGGAGCTCAGTATGAAACTTTTTGACCTGTGGCCAGGCCACAAACCACCCGCTCGCACTCCGACCCGGCCCGTCGTATCGGTCACCGTGACCAAGCGCGCTGGTGCCGGGCAGCCTGTTGCCACTGGCAATACCCCGAAACCCGAAGGCGTGCATCAGCGTTTGGTCGGCCCACGCGAGCTGCCAGAGACGCTTGAGGCCTGTGAGGCCCTGCATGAGCAGCTGGTGGCTGACGCTATCCGCCTGGAGCTGTCGCTGGCGCAGGCCGTCGAGCGCGCCATCCAGGGCACGCCATACGACCGAGCCTGGTACAACCGGGCGAAGGCCGCGCTCAAGCACTTGAACCATGACCGCACCCGGCTGCTGTACCGGTGCGGCCAACTGCGCAAGGAGGCCAAGGCGCACGCCCAGCAGCACATGGATCGCGTCATCCTCGACGTGATCAAGGAGTCGATGCCCGCCGACCAGTTCTTGGGCTATGTGCGAATTGCCGAGGCCCGTGCGGCCCAAGGGGTTTCTCGATGAGCAACGTAACTGTGGCATTGCCGCGCAAAAGCCTGACCGCCGTGGAGTGCAAGTTCCTCAAGGTGGGCAACCGTATGCTGCTGGAGCAGAACAACGGCCGCATTGCTTCGGCGGCGCTGATGGACATCGTGGCTGACTGGCACGCCGCGCGCGCCAATGTGGGATTCGAGCAGTTCGCCAAAGGCTGGATCACCGAAGGCAACGCCAAGAACAAACACGCTGACAAGCTGCTGCGCGAGCTGTTCGGCCTGGATACCGACCCAACGCCCCGGAGGGCTGCATGAAGAAACGAACCTACGTGGACAAGGCGCTGGGCGATACCGAGTACTTGCTCGAGCAGTGGGGGTTCTGGCGTATGTGTGAGATGGGAGTGCCCCGGTACGTTTCACCGCTCTATGCCCTTATGCGGGACAACGTCCCATCCGTGGGCGGCGCACGACAGCATGTGATCACAGACGATCTGGCCTTGGTGGTGGACCGCGCCGTGGCCAGGCTGGTGAAGCGTAACCAGCAGATGGGTGATTTCGTGTGGGCCTACTACGGCTACAAGCACCCGGCAATGAGGGTCGGCCGGGAGGCGGGCATGTCTGAGCGCAAGGCCCGGGAGATCATCAAGGCTGGCGTTGCATGGATCGACTGCGCCCTTGAAGAATTTCGAGAGGCTGCATAAAAAGTTCTATGCGGGCGGATAAACACCTGTTTTCATAGCAGCGTGTCCAGCTTGCAACGTTACGCGACACAGACAAACCCCGGCCATCGTGTCGGGGTTTTGTGTTTTTGAGGGGCTTCGATTCAGGTAGCCCTCCAGAAAAAGCATTTTTCTTGTATGAGGGAACGATTTGATAGCGCTATGATTCTGATAGGTTGCTACTCAATAATATGGAAGACCGTGAGTATGAAAAACGTTCTCGCCGTTGTGGCGCTTTCCCTTTTCGCTGCGTCCGCCGGAGCGGCTGAGCTATCCGGAGCGCTTGGCGCGACAGGCCAAGGTGGTCTTACAGCGCGCGTCGGCATTGGATTTAACTGGGACAAAAGCTGGTTTGAATCCAGTACTGGCCGCCTCACCGGTTATTGGGATGCTGGCTACACCTACTGGGAAGCAGGCGATGCTTCAGGTGGCGCTCACTCGCTGTCCTTTGCGCCAGTTTTCGTTTACGAGTTCGGCAGCGGTAACGTGAAGCCATTCGTTGAGGCTGGCATCGGCCTGGCGGTCTTCTCTGGTACGTCCGCAGGTGACCAGGACTTTGGTTCGGCCTTCAACTTCGAAGACCGCATCGGTGCGGGCTTGAAGATCGGCGAGACGCAGAAGGTTGGCATCCGAGCGATTCACTACTCCAACGCTGGCATTAAGCAGCCCAACGACGGTATCGAGTCGTACTCGCTGTTCTACAGCCACCAGATTTAAAAAAGCACGATCCCTCTTTGCCCGCCCTGTGCGGGCTTTTTTATGCGGATGACACGCTCAGGCAGCTGGGCTAAGTCGGTAGTGGCGTCGATCAAAGCCGTGCGCTCCCTGATCGGCTACGCGATGAGAGTCTGGGGTACGTGACCCAGCGATCCAGACCACCAAGCCGGGAAGCACCGGCCCTCCGCACCCATTCCAAGGGTTCGCCAAAACGGCGGGCCTTTCTTTTTTGCTCCCCGCAAGGGAGGAACCCGGATGTCCAACATGCCAGACAAACCAGACACCTGGGCGGTTGCCCTCGCATGGTTGAGCCAGCATTCGCCCCTGCTGTACGCGGCTGGCCTGTCTTGCGCCATGGCTGTACTGCGCATCACTTACGGTGGCGGCACTCGCCGGCAGATGCTGGTGGAGGGCGCCATATGCGGCGGCCTGACCCTGACGATCATCAGCGGCCTGGAGTTCTTCGGCCTGCCGCAGAGCATGTCGACGTTTGTGGGTGGCTGGGTTGGCTTCCTTGGTGTCGAGAAGGTCCGCGCCATTGCTGATCGCGTCACCGACTTCAAGCTGCCGAGCCGCAAGGTCGATTAATCCGCGCCACAAAATAGACATGCGCCGTTTTGTGGCGCGAGCACGCTGATCATGCGTTCAGCCAGATTAGTGAAGCACTCGACCGGGGACCGGTTGAAGCTGATCCCTTTCGTGGATGACTCCGCGCGCTGCTTTGGTAATTACATCTTGCTGAAGCTGATTAACCTGCATGGTGAGGACACGAACGGCAGTTTGATAAACAACTGATCCGGACGCCACGGGATGCTCCTCCAGTAGGCCTTCAAGCTTCTCGGTTAGCAAAACGCACCTGTCTATAAGCTCTTCGATTTCTTTCATCACGGTTTCTCCAGATCTTTCCGCTACGACCATCCGGGCGGAATGTCGTTCCGACGACCCCGCGGATGCGCCGATTTCATTGCGCGAGAGAGCTAATCGAACATGGCCAAGCAACCCTATACACCATGCAGGCTGTATGTCGACGGTGCCGACGGCATTGCAGTCAGTGATTTCATAACCACTGCTGCCGGATCTGCCTATTTGGTGCAGACGCTGCGTGTGAGCCGCACCCGGCCAGAGCGAAAGTACATGGGCTGCTTGCGCTGGCCCATCGCCGAGATACCCGCCGATGCGCGGTGCTACCAGCTGACCTGGTACAGGAGGTGAGCAATGGCCTGTAGTGGATGCGCCGCTCGGCGCGAGTGGATCAACAAGTGGACAAAGGTGGCGTATGAGCGAGCAGCAAACCTATTCGCAACAAATCGAGCAGCTGAGCCCGAAGAAGGGCGACCTGTTGGTGGTCAGCGTTCCGTTCCCGATCAAGACGGAGGTGCGCGAGCGACTGACTCAACACCTGGCAGGGACAGCTGATCGACTCAAGTGTGAGCTGATCGTGCTTGAGGCGGGCATCACCGCCCAGCTGCAGCCAAGCGTCAGCGACTTACTGGACGAACAGCGCAAACAGACCGCACTGCTGGAGCAGATCGCAACGCAGAACCTGGCACTGATCGAGGCGCTGGCTGACGGTGACGATGCTGACCCTGAAGCTGAACCGCGGTCCTACCTGGATGGCACGCCATGCCGTTAAGGCCGCAGCGCCCATGTAGAGCCCAAGGCTGTCGATCGCTGCACCGCAATGCCAATGGTTACTGTGACGGCCATGCCGATCTGGCTGCCGAGCAGGCCAAAGCCTGGGCTACACGCAAGGGCTCAGGTCGTGGCGGCCGGCCATGGCGTCGGCTGCGTGACCGCATCCTCAAGCGTGATCAGTACCTGTGCCGGTGCGACGACTGCACCAGGCTGGAAAGGATTCGCGAGGCAGATGAAGTTGACCACATCGTCGCGCTGGCCCACGGCGGCACGGACGATGACAGCAACCTCAGGGCCATCAACCACGACTGCCACAAGGTGAAGACCCAGCGAGAGTCAATAGGGGGTGTACGTGGCGGCTGAAACACGTCAAAACCCCGATTTCTGCGCGTTTTTAGGGCAAAAAACGCCCTGAGGGGGTGGGGCACCCTCAAAGTCTGGGCCTTTTAGCTCGGACACCGCGCCCTCAGCCTTTTTTCCATTTCCGCAAAATTCAGGTTTCCAAAATGGCCCGACCGCGCAAGCCGACGAACGTGCTTGAGCTGACGGGTGCGTTCAAGAAAGACCCCCAGCGGCGCCGCGAGGATGCTGAACCGGTGGGCGAGCTGACCGCCCCGCCGGCTCACATCAATGGAGCAGTGCTCCACGCCTGGAAGGAGATCGCGAAGTACGCCCCGCGGGATGTGCTGACCAACTCCGACCGACTCAGCCTAGAATTGGCCGCGAACCTTTTGGCCCAGTTCCGTAACGACCCCCTCGATTTCCCTGCCGCCAAGCTCGTGCGCCTGGAGGCCATGCTCGGCAAGTTCGGCATGACGCCGGCTGACCGGTCCAAGGTGGGCGGGGGTAAAAAAGACGCGCCGAAGGGCAATGCATTCGCGGAGCTGTAATGGCCAAGGTGATATTTCCGCTGATGAAGGCGGCAGAAAAGTACGCCAAGGATGTCGTCGCCGGGAAGATCCTCGTCTGCAAATGGATTCAGCTACTGGCCAAACGTCACCTCGATGACCTGGCTGCCTCCAAGCGCAAGGATTTTCCGTACAAATTTGATCCAGCCAAGGCGGAGAAGGTCGCCAAGTTCCTGCAGCTTCTGCCGCACACCAAGGGTAAATGGGGCGGAAAAAAGCAGCTGATCAAGCTGGAGCCCTGGCAGCTCTTCTCGGTTTGCGTGCCGTTCGGCTGGGTTCGCAAGAAGGATGGCACCCGGCGTTACCGGACGATTCTGGTGTTCGTGCCTAGGAAGAACGGCAAATCGATCATCGGCGGCGGTGTGGGTCTGTACATGTTCGTTGCCGACGGAGAGTTCGGCGCCGAGGTCTACTCGGGTGCGACCACAGAGAAGCAGGCCTGGGAGGTGTTCAGGCCGGCCAAGCTGATGGTCGAGCGTACCGATGACTTGCGGGAGCACTATGGCGTCGATGTGAATGCCTCGAACATGGTCGTCCTGGCCGATGGGTCGCGCTTCGAGCCGGTCATCGGCAAGCCTGGCGACGGATCTTCGCCGTCCTGTTCGGTGGTCGACGAGTACCACGAACATCAAGATTCTACGCTCTACGACACCATGGAGACCGGCATGGGCGCCCGCGAGCAGCCCATTATGCTGGTCATCACCACTGCGGGCTCCAGCATCGGCGGGCCGTGCCACCAGCTGATACGCGACTCGGAACGGATGCTGGAAGGCGTCATTGAGCGTCCGGATCTCTGGCCGGCGCTCTATACCATTGACCATGGTGATGACTGGACCAGTGAGATCGCGCTGCGCAAAGCGAATCCGAACTTCGGTATTTCGGTCGGCGAGGACTTCCTGCTGGCCCGCCAGCGTGACGCGATGCAGTCGGCAACCAAGCAGGCTACCTTCCGCACCAAGCACCTGAACGAGTGGGTGGGCGCCAAGAATGCCTGGCTCAACATGCTGCGCTGGAAAGAGGCCCCGGCCAGAAAGAGCCTTGCAGAACTGGAGGGCCGTCCCTGCTACGGCAGTCTCGACCTGGCGAGCAAGATCGACATTGCTGCGAACCTGCTGATCTTCCCGCCCAATGGCGACGATCCGTTCTGGCATATCCACGCCAGGTACTACCTGCCAGAAGCGCGGGTGCTGGAGGAGCTGGACAGCAACACCGCGCGGTACCGCGAGTTCGATGCTCTCGGCCTGCTGACCCTGACCGACGGAGAGGTCACCGACTTCGAAGTCATCAAAGAGGACATGCGCGAGTTTGCCGGTCGCTTCGACATCCGGGCCTACGCCTACGACCCGTGGCAGGCCACCCAGCTTGCTCAGGAGATGGACGCCGAAGGATTGCCGATGGTTGAGCTGCGTCAGACGGTGCAAAACCTGAGTGAGCCCATGAAAGAGGTTGAAGCCCTGGTGTTGCAGCGAAAGCTGGCCCACGGTGGCTGCCCGGTGCTGACGTGGATGGCCTCGAACGTGGTGGCGAAGCTGGACGTGAAGGACAACATCTACCCCAACAAGGAGCGCCCGGAGAACAAGATCGACGGCATGGTGAGCCTGATCACCGGCTGCGCCGTGGCCATCAAGCTCGGTATCGATGACTCCGGCCACTTCGATGACTTTCTTGCCAGCCCGATCGTGGTTGGCTAACGGGACTACCTATGAAAACTGGCCTGATCATCTTTCTGGTGCTTGCCGCCGGCGGCTTGCTGCTGGGCGTCGCTGGTGTATACGTGCTGGCCGGCTTGGGTTACGCGCTGCTGGCCGCTGCCGGTTCGCTACTGATCGCCGCGGGCTTCATTCGCAAGGGGTTGATCGGTGGCTAAATCACTCACGCAGATCCTCGGCCAGGCCCTGGTGAAGTCGGCCGAGCCGGGAGCGGCATCGAGCCTGGCGGGATGGGCGGGCCGCAAGATCGGCCTAACCGACTCCGCCTTCTGGAACACCTTCTACGGTACCGACTCGGCCTCAGGGAAGGTGGTCAGCCAGCAGACGGCGCTCCAGCTCTCGACTGTTTGGGCATGCGTGCGCTTGATCGCTGAAACCATCGCCACGCTGCCGATCGCCTTGTACGAGGACAGGAACGGTGCGCCGGTGGTGGCGAGCTCTCACCCGGTCAACTTCGTCATCAGCCAGCAGCCCAACGCCGACCAAACCCCCGTGGAGTTCTGGGAGAACGTGATGGCTAGCCTGCTACTGCAGGGGAATGCATTCTGTGAGCCCCACCAGAGCGGCCGTGCCTTGACGAGTCTGGAGTTCCTTCTGCCGCAGAACATGTCGCCCCCGCGGCGCCTGGCGGACGGCTCCATTGAGTACCGCTACACCGACAACTTCGGCAAGCCTCACACGTTGACCGAGGATCAGATGGTGCACGTGCGCGCTTTCGGCGTAGACCCATTGTGTGGTCTCTCGCCGTTGGCCTATGGCCGGCAGGTTCTGGGCTCAGCCATGGCTGCTGATGAGTCGGCGGCGAAGATGTTCGCCAACGGCATGAAGCTGGGCGGCGTCCTGTCCACCGACCAGATCCTCAAGCCGGACCAGCGGAAGGACATCCGCGAGGACATGATCAAACAGTTCTCCGGCGCAACGAACCACGGCAAAACCATGGTCCTCGAGGCTGGCATGAAGTACCAACAGGTCTCCATGACGCCGGAGGATGCCCAGATGCTGCAGACCAGGGCGTTCAACGTCGAGGAGATTTGCCGCTGGTTCCGAGTGCCGCCGTGGATGGTGGGGCACACGCAGAACTCCACCAGCTGGGGCACTGGCATGGAGCAGCAGATGATCGGCTTCCTGTCGTTCACCCTGCTCCCCTGGATCAAACGCATCGAGATGTGCGCCAACCGGCGTCTGCTTCGCCCCGATGAGCGCCGTCGCTTCTACGTGAAGTTCAACCCGGAAGGGCTGCTTCGCATGGACAGTGCCGCACGGGCGGCCTTCTACAGCTCGATGACTCAGAACGGGATCTACACCCGGGACGACTGTCGGCGCAAAGAAAACTTGCCGCCGGAGGGTGGTAACGCGGCAAAGCTCACCGTGCAATCCAACATGCTGCCGATCGACAAGCTGGGCGAAGACCCCGGCGGCGCCAACCAGGCCAAGGCGGCGCTGCTCGACTGGCTCAACGACCAGCCAAGAGGTAACACCCCATGAGACACAAGGATCGACTGGCGGCGGTCAAGTACCGCTCCTTCGACTATGACGTAAAGGCTGTCGGTGAAGACGGCCTTTTTTCTGGCTACGGCTCGGTGTTCGGCGTGGTCGACAGCTACAACGAGGTCGTCGCGCCTGGCGCCTTCCTCGAATCGATCGAGGACGCCAGGGCCAAGGCACGAACCTTCCCAGTGCTCTGGCAGCACCGCACCGGCGAGCCTATCGGCAGCTGGGACATCGGCAGCATGAAGGAAGACGACCGAGGGCTGTTCGGCGCCGGCGAGCTCTGGCTGCAGGACGCCCCGTATGCGCGCATCGCGTACCGCGGAATGCAGACCCGCTCGATCACCGGTTTGTCGATTGGTTACTACGTCCGAGAGTCGAGCTTCGACGAGAAGACTCGGATCAGGACGCTGACCAAGCTGGACTTGATCGAAATCTCCATCGTCACGGTGCCGGCCAACGACGAGGCGCGAACCGACACCATCAAATCGAAGCTTGCCCACGGCGGCCTGCCTTCGATGCCGGAATTTGAGCTGCTCCTGCGCGAGGCAGGCTTCTCGAAAACTCAGTCCGCGGTGATTGCCAACCGCGGGTTGCAGCACCTGCTCCGGAGCGAGTCCGAGGGCGACCTGGCAGCAATCGAAATCGTCGAGGCGCTGAAGTCGCGCCCGGCACTTTCTCTCCCATCGTTTTGAGGATTCATCATGCATAACGCCATGAGCAACCAGGCTCGCTCCGAACATCGCCAGTTCCAGCGCAAGGAGCACGCCGACGACAAACTGCAGCTGAAAGCGGTCAACGACCTGCTCGACGAGCGCGACAAAGAGATCAAGGCATTCGCTGCCAAGGCCGCCGAAGAGATCAAGTCGCACGGCACCATCCTGGCCGACACCAAGACCATCCTAGATGGCCTGGTGAAGGACGGCTTGGGCCTGCAGGACCGCCTGCAGGAGATCGAGCAGAAGATGGCCCGCCGCTTCTCCGCCAATGACCCGGTCGACTTCAAATCGGCTGGCGAGGAGCTGACCGAGTGCGACGACTTCAAGTCGCTGCAGACTCGCGGCCGGGGCATCGTCCGCGTAGGTCGCAAGGCCGTTACCAACATCACCAGCGCTACCACGGGGACCGGTGGCGTAGGTGCCGGCATCCAACCGACCCGCGTTCCTGGCATCGTGGTAGGGCCTGAGCGCGAGTTCACCATCCGCGATCTGATCATGCCGGGTCGCACCGGCTCGAGCTCGGTTGAGTTCGTGCAGGAAACCGGCTTCCAGAACATGGCAGCGCACCAGGCGGGTGAGGGCGCTGCGAAAGCCCAGTCCGACCTGTCCTTCGGCCTGAAGACCACCAACGTCATCACCATCGCCCACTGGTTCCGCGCTTCCAAGCAGGTGCTTTCGGACATCCCGCTCCTGCAGAGCTACATCAACGGCCGCGCGATCTACGGCCTGAAGTACAAGGAAGAGGAGCAGCTCCTCGCTGGCGACGGTACCGGCCAGAACCTGCTGGGCCTCATTCCCCAGGCGACCGCCTTCAACGAGGCGCTGCGCAAAACTGGTGACACCAAGATCGACACCCTGCGCCGAGCGATTCTGCAGGTGCGCGTAGCCGAGTATCGCGCTTCGGCCATCGCCCTCAACCCGGTGGACTGGGCCGACATCGAGCTGACCAAGGACGCGAACGGCTCCTACATCTGGGTGAACGTCCAGGAAGGCGGCGTGCAGCGTCTCTGGAAGCTGCCGGTAGTGGACAGCAACGCGGTGCCAGAGGGCGAGTTCCTGGTCGGCGCGATGAACATTGCCGCCCAGGTGTTCGACCGCGAGGAAGCGGCCGTAGAGGTCTCCACCGAGGACGGCGACAACTTCCGCACCAACATGGTCACCATCCGCGCCGAGGAGCGCCTGGCGTTGGCGGTGTACCGCCCTGAATCGTTCGTACACGGCGAGTTCGAGGACACCCCTTAATCTGCCCAGGAGCGCGCCCGGGAAACCGGGCGTGACTGCACATGCCAGAAGTCAAAGTGAAAACCATCAAGGGCTTCAACAACGACGGCCAGTACGCTAAGCGCAACACGGAGATCACCGTCGACGAGCTGCGTGCTCGCGACTTGCTGCGTAATGGCCTGATCGAGGACTACGACGAGAAGCAAGCCCAGGAACCCGAGAACAAGAAGGCCCCGGAGCCGACCAACAAGGGCGGCAAGGGAGCATCCACCAAGGCCAAGGAGTGATCCATGTCCGTGATCGCCATCGACTTGGCCATGCACCACCTGCTGGCTGAGCCTGACGACCAGGTGCTGGTCCAGGCGCAGCTCGATGCTGCGGAGGAGGCGGCCATGCAGTTCCTCAACCGCCGTTTTTACCTTGACCAGGTGGCGCTTGATGCTGCCCGCGCTGGTGTGCCAGCGGCAATGCAGCAAGCCAAGGAAGCCAACGCAGCAGCCGTAGCTGCCGCTGAGGCTGAGCAGGACCACACCCTGCGCTGCCGGCAGCTGGAATACGCACGCAAAGCGCTGGCGGACGCCTACGACGTGGCGGATTCCATCGCCTACGGCATGGTGCTGAACCCTGCCATCCAGGCGGCTTGCCTGCTCAAACTGGGTCACCTGTTCGCCAACCGCGAGGATGTCGTCACCGGCACGATCGCCACTGAGCTACCGCTGGCGTCTCAGCACCTACTGATGCCTTACCGCATCCGGATGGGTGTGTGATGCAGGCCGGTAGGCTACGGCACCGCATCGACATTCAGGAACTGCGACCGGTGCGTGACCCGGATACCCTGGAGTTCGGTGAACCTGAATGGGTGACCCGCTGGGAGAAATGCCCGGCCAGTGTCGAAGACCTGTCGGCCAGAGACTTCATCGCGGCGCAGGCCGGCCAGGCGCAGGCCACCGGCCGCATGGTGATCCGTTACCGCCCGGGCGTGCTCCCTACCATGCGCATCCTGTACCGGGACGATGTATATAGCATCGTCGGTCCGCCCCTGGCTGACGCTAAGTCCGGGCTGGATTACTTGACGATTTTGGTCGAGAAGGGGGTAAAGGATGGTTGACGGTGTCGAGTTCTCCATCACTGGCCTGGATAGCCTGCTCGGCAAGCTGGATGCCGTCAGCTACGACATTCGCCGCAAGGGTGGACGGGCAGCGCTAAGGAAGGCTGCCCAAGTGGTAGTGCAAAAGGCCAAGGCCGGCGCCGAGCGTATTGATGACAAGGCAACTGGCCGCTCGATTGCCGACAACATCGTGCTGCGCTGGAACGGGCGGCTGTTCAAGCGCCGGCGACCTGGGTTTCCGGATCGGCGTGCTGCACGGCGCGGTACTCAAGAATGGCGGGGACTTGAGCCAGAATGCCCCCACACCTCACTGGCGATTGCTTGAGTTCGGCACCGAGAAGATGGCTGCAGTGCCGTTCATGCGCCCGGCCTTGGCCAACAGCATCAGCGAGGTGACCAACACTTTCGTAACTGAGTACGAGAAGTCGATCGACCGCGCTATCCGGCGCGCAGCGAGGAGGGGGGCCACGGCATGACACCACCCATTGTACAGGCCTGCCTGCGGAGCACGGCCGTGACCGCGTTGCTCGGCAGCGGAACCGCGATGCGTCTCTACTCGTTTGGGGAGGCTGAGCAGGGTGTGGCCAAGCCATATGCCGTGTGGCAGATCGTCAACGGTAATCCTGAGAACTACCTGGCTGGGCGCCCTGATCTGGACGGCTTCACCCTGCAGGTCGATGTGTATGCCGCTACTGGCGATTCCGCCAGGAAGGTTCGTGATGCCATCCGTGACGCGGTTGAACTTGAGGCCTACGTCACCCGCTGGGGTACCGAGGGCCGCGACCCCGAGACCAAGAATTATCGAACCAGTTTTGACGTGGATTGGATGGTCCACCGCTAGAGCTGAAACCAACCCCAATAGCCCGCCCAGTGCGGGTTTTCTTTTGCCCGCAATTGGAGAAACCCATGGCGATTCTCGCTCAGGGTACCCAGGTCTATGCCCTGGTGCCCAAAGCTTCAAACCCCACTGTATTTGAAGTCATGGAGGTTGAGTGCGCCACCGCCTTCAGCCCAGGTGGCAACCCGGCCGACCAGGTTGAAGTGACCTGCCTCAGTGACACTGTGCGTAAGTACCTGCGCGGTCTGCGTACCCCTGGCCAGGCTTCGCTGACCCTCAACGTCGACCCACGCAACCCCTCCCATGTTCGCCTGCACCAGATCTCGGAAGACGACACGATCGAGAGCATTCGCTGGGTGGTGGGCTGGTCGGACGGCAAGGACATCAAGCCGACAGTTGGGGTTGCTGGCGCGCTGGCGGCCATAGAACTGACCAGTGGCGGCGCCGGCTACACCTCAGCTCCGACCGTTGCGTTCTCTGGTGGTGGCGGTACTGGTGCTGCTGCGACCGCGATTATCGAGGACGGCGAGGTGGTCGGATTTGATATAACCAATGCTGGTACCGGGTACACCACCAGGCCAACGGTCTCGTTCACTGGCGGAGCTGGTACTGGCGCTGCTGCGACTGCAGTACTGGGCGAGGCTGATGATTTCGTACTCCCGCCAACCCGCACCTGGTTCCTGTTTGACGGCTACGTTTCTGATTTCCCGTTCGACTTTGCTGCCAATGCGGCGGTTACCACGGCGGCAACCATCCAGCGTTCGGGCGGTTCTGCCTGGATCCCCAAGACCATCAACGCCTGAGGTAAAACATGAAGTTGACACTCGACGCGCTCAAGGGCGCTGGCTCGTTCACTGGTCGCCCGGTGGAAAAGGAAATCAAATGGCGCCAGAACGATACTGACTTCACTGCCACCGTCTACGTTCGTCCGATGGGTTACCAGACTGCGGTGAGTGATGTGATCTCGGTAGCGAGCAAGCAGGACAGCATCGCTGGCCGCATTGCCGCATCCATCTGTGACGAGCACGGCAACCCGGTGTTTAGCAGCCCGCTGGACATTACCCACGGGCCGCTCGATCCAGTTGAACTGGAAAAAGACCCCGATAGTACCAAACGCCTCGGCTCTCTCGATGGCGCACTGTCCGTCGCCCTTCTGTTTGCTATCCAAGAGGTGAACGACCTGGGAAAGACGAAGAACTCACCGAGCGAGACGAAATCTGGCACGAACTCGTCCTCTCCGGTGTAGGCGGCTGCACGATCGCGCAGGCCAAGGAAAACCTAAGCCTGCGCGAGTTCAGGTCCTGGGTTAAATTCCGGCAGCGCCGGGGTTCGCTGCATATGGGCATGCGGGTCGAGCGCTCTACGGCCCTGCTGGCCATGATCCTGGCCAACCAAGCCCGCGACCCGAAGAAGCGGCCAGAGCCCTACACCGTCGAGGACTTCACGCCGCACGATAAGGACGACAAGCCGATCTCCCTGGAGGACGCCAAGGCTACTTGGGCGTAGTCGTGCAACCCTGCTGGCAATGATGGTAAATTGCCGTACTCCAATGAAAGGGATTGCAGGGAGCCCAAACCATGGCAGTAAACCCAGAACCATTTAATGCCGCGCCAATGCTGATAGGGATGACGGCTCTGTACCTTCTGCCATTCCTGATCTCAGTGGTACGAGGGCATCACAATAAAGCCTCGATTTTTTTCCTGAATCTATTTCTTGGCTGGACATTTATAGGTTGGGTTGCGTCACTTATATGGTCAGTGTCTGCGATAAAAAACCATACTCCGGTCAAGCACAAGGAGATACTGGTGACGCGGCCAGACAAGGAAGATCCTTACTTGAAGCTTGAGAAGTTGGCTAGCCTGAGAGATCGCGGGCACCTCACCGCTGAAGAGTTTGAGGTGGAAAAATCCAAAGTCCTTGGACGATAGTTTCAATCAAGATGATAAGCCCGCCGAGTGCGGGTTTTTTTATGCTCGGAGAAAAAGATGGCCTCAAAATCGCTGGGCACTTTGACTCTGGACGTTATTGCACAGGTTGGCGGTTTTGTAGCTGGCATGGACAAGGCGGAGCGCAGTTCCGCCAAATGGCGTAAAGAGGTTGAAAAGAGCGCCAAGGCGGTAGGGACAGCCGTGGGCGCAGGCGTAGCGACCGCTGTTACTGCGTTTACGACAATGATGGTTTCGGCTGTCAATTCAGCGTCCGAGATATCCAACCTTGCCGCAGTGGCAAACGTCAGCGTCACTGATTTCCAGAAGATGGCCGTTGGGGCCAAAACTGTAGGAATCGAGCAGGATAAGCTCGCAGACATTCTGAAGGACGTGAATGACAAGGTCGGTGATTTTCTGAACACCGGCGGCGGCGGGATGGCGGACTTCTTTGAGCAGATCGCACCGAAGGTTGGCGTTACCGCTGAGCAGTTTCGTAACCTGAGTGGCAGCCAGGCCCTTGGTCTGTATGTATCCAGCCTCGAGAAAGCAAAGGTTAGTCAGTCGGAAATGACTTTCTACCTTGAAGCCATTGCCAGTGACGCAACGGCTCTCTTGCCGCTGCTGCGGAACAATTCGCAGGGCTTCAAGGAATATGGTGATGCAGCTGAAGCTGCTGGCGCTGTAATGGATGAAACAACCATCCTGGCTGCCAAACAGTTCAGCAATGAACTAACCGTGCTTGGCACCTATCTTGGGGCCGTGAAGACGACGCTAGCGGCTGAGTTCATGCCTGTGCTGGCGCAGCTTTCGAAGGACTTGGCAAGCAGCACCAAAGAAGCAGGGGGATTGAAGTCACAGATCAGCGCCCTAGCTGACTCAATGATTGAGACGGTAGCTGTTACAGCTAGTATTGGCGACGGTATCGCCAGAGCGTTCAATATTACTGCGCAGACCCTTGTCGGTAGTTTTGATACGGCAATGTATTACCTGAATTCTATAGGTGCTGCGGGTAACGAAATTCTCGGGAAAATCACGTTCGGCGAGACATCGCGCAACTTCAAAACCGCAGCAGAAAACATGCGTCAGGACGCACTGGTGAATTTCGGAAATGCGCGGGTTGCTATTGAGGAAATCAATAAAGAACTTGCTAAGCCGCTAGCTGGCGACAAAATTCGTCAGTACGTGATTGATGCAAAAAAAGCTGCAGCAGAACTTGGGGGCGGCGTCCCCCAGCCCGGCACTTTCACGCCGACCACGCCAGCCCAGCAAGCCGCCGCCAAAGCCGCAGAAGCGGCCGCAAAGAAGCTCCAAGGCCAATTCGACACCGCCGAGGAAGGCTATAAACGCCAAATCGCCCTGATAAACACAGAGACCGACAAGCGCAAAGCGGCTACCGAGGTGGCCAAGCTCCAGTTCGAACTGGAGTCGGGGAACCTCACGGGCCTGAGCGCCAAGCAGCAAGAGCGCCTCAAAGGACTGGCGGCCGAACTGGACCAACTGAAGAAGCTGAAGCAGGCCAAGGAGGATGACAAGGCTGTCGCCGGGTTTGACGCAAGCGTGAAGCGGCAACTGAACATTGATCAGCGCGCCTTGGACGCGCCGTTGCTGAATGCCTACAGCAGTGACGAAATGAAGCAGCGTGCTTTGGATCTGCTGGCGATCGAGCAGGATTACCAAGACCAGCTTGAAGACCTTCGGCAGCGGCATGAGGGCGGCGACGTTTCCGACTCGGCGTACGAGCGAGAGACGGCGATCCTTGAGGATGCCCTCGAAAAGCGCCGCGCCATGCAGGAGAAGTACTACGAGGACCTAGACAGGCTGCAGCAGAATGGAACTGCCGGCTTCATCAGCGGCATTGCCAACCAGGCCCAGGCCAGCATGGATCTGTACAGCAACATGCAGAGCGCTGGCGCTGAAGCGTTCACTGGGCTGACTGATGCCCTCTACGGGTTTGTCACTACCGGCAAGCTGTCGTTCTCCGACATGGCTGCCACATTTGCTGAAACGGCCCTCCGGATGCTGATCCAGTGGGGAACGGCACAGGTTGCCATGGCGGCGCTCAACGCCTTTACCTCGACGGCAGCGATCCCCTTGGTTGGTCCTTTTGCTGCTCCGGCTGCCGCCGCGTCGGCCATGGGGTCGGCGGGAAGTTTCATGTCGGTGATCAATTCTGTGGCCGGCATGGCGCACGACGGCATCGACTCGGTGCCCGAGGACGGCACTTGGTTGCTGCAAAAGGGCGAGCGAGTCACCACAGCCGCGACCAGCGCGAAGCTGGATCGCACCCTGGAAGATTTGCGTTCCAATGGCGGGGGCGGCGGCACTGTCATCAACATCATTGGCGATCGAAACAAGGCGGGCACAGTTGAACGTCGAACAGATCCTAATGGACAAGAACGCGCCGACGTATTTGTCGCGGATATATGGGGCGGCGGCGAACGAGCCCAAGCACTTGAAGATGCCTATGGACTAACCAGGCGAGGAAGTTGATTTATGGCAGCAATCGATTTCCCTAAGCAACTACCTTGGCCATTGCAGGAAAATTACTCGCTCGAAACAGTTGACCCGATGATCAGGACATCAATGGTTACAGGGCGATCCAGACGACGTATCCGGCATAGTTATGTACCGACATATGTTTCTGCGAGCTTCATATTCAATGAGGCCCAGGCTTCGTTCTTTGAAGCATGGTATGCCAGGACTTTGGGGAATGGCCTTGAGTGGTTCAACTGCCCGCTCCAGACGCCTGAAGGAACGAAGCCTTACGAGGCTAGGTTTCTCCAGATATATGAAGGGCCAGTCCTTGTTCAGCTCTCTTTTTGGCGTTACTCGGTCAGGCTGGAGCTTCGCCGGCGTCCGCTTATGCCGGAGGGCTGGGAGCAGTTTCCTGACTTATGGTTTGGCAAGAGCATTATTGATCTGGCAATTAATAGGGAGTGGCCTAAAGCATGAGCCTGATCGAGGAATGTTACGCCTCGGGCAGAGGCGAGCTGGTGGATACCGTGGAGGGCAGGGAGCTTGGGAGCGAAGTCTCCCATCTCTACTGTGCTGGTTATGAAGATCGGACCTGCACGACGGAAGACGGGCGGACGCTGACCTTCACGGCGATGGCCATGGACTATGCCCTGCCAGCCAACGACAACAGCGGGTTCCAGAACATCGTCATGGGTCTGGATAACGTCACCGGTGAGGTCCAGGAGGTAATCGAGGCCAGCAAGGAGGGCGGTAAGCGATTCATCATCACTGTGCGCAGGTACTTGGCTGAAGACCTTTCGTTCCCCCAGGAGCGATACCGAATGACACTGCTCAGCCGGGAGTACGACACCGACACCGATATCGCTCAGCTCACCGCCGGCTTTTTCGACCTGCTCAACACCAACGGTCTGCGCACCGTCCTGACCACCTCCCTGGCACCTGGCCTGAAGTACATCTGACCATGATTGAGAAATTCATGCGCGCCCCGTACCGCGAGGGTGCAAGGGGTCCTATTGCCTTCGATTGCTGGGGGCTGTGCATCGCGGTACGCCATGAACTGTTCGGCCTGCCGCTGCTGCCCAGCCTCGGCGCCGTGGGCAAGAACAGGCTCAGGGCCAACACCGAGGCCTATCACGACCTTCGCCAAGGAATGGAAGAGTGCGCGCCAGAGCCAGGGGCAATCGCCGCCGTGTTCCGAGGCTCGCTGTGCCTACACGTCGGCGTGGTCGTGGAGAGCGAAGGGCGGCTGAAGGTGCTGGACACAAACCCCGGCGGTGCATGCCTCCGGACCACTGGCGAGTTCGAAGCCGCTCACCCGAGGGTGGTGTATTACCGATGATCGAATTTTATCCGAACAAGCTGAGCAACACGGCTCCTCTGGGCACCTGGAAGACCGACCGCCGGATGACCATCGAGGAGTGGCTGAAGTCACTTGCACCTTCCTACGAGCGTCGCGAAAGCCCACCAATCAGCATTGTCCTCAATGATGAGGTGATCGAGCAGCACCTGTGGCACAAGGTCCAATTCAAGCCATCCGACCACCTACAGATCTACCGTGAGCCCAAGGGCACCGATCCATTCTCTATCACCTTCGCCTTGTTCAAGGGTGCCAAGGCAGTGCTGAAGTCGATCACGCCCAAGATGCCCGGTATGCCGTCCAGCGCTGGCACCCAGCAGGGCGACCCGCTGACCGAAGCCAGCGCCAAGGGCAACAAGGTCAAGCTAGGCGACCCGGTAAGGCAGATTGCGGGCCACCAGCGCGTCTATGGGTCCTACCTTGCTCAGCCTCGGCGGGCGTTCCTGGCGCCTAGGGACCAGCGCGTTGAAATGCTGCTGTACATTGGGGAGGGGCAGTACGAAGTACCGCTCGCCAAGGTCAAGGTGGGCGAAACGCCGCTGATTTCTCTTGGTTCAGACGCCACCTTCACCATCTACCCGCCAGGGGCTGACCTTTCAGCCGATCCTGCCCACATCAACTGGTTCAATGCGCCTGAGGTTGGTGCAAGTTCAAGTGGATCGGCTGGCCTTGAACTGACCATGGCCACTGACCTGACCAAGTCGGCCAGTGTTTCTGCGCTTCAGTTCGTTGGCGACACGATTAGCGTGCCCGCAGGCTCCGGGGCATTCCCGGCAGATTGGTCAAACGGCATCATCATTCGCGTGTTATCGCCATACACATACACTGTGATCGATGGCGGGGCAGGTCGCGACATCGTGCGCGGGCCGCTGGAGATGTTGAATCCTGCTCCTGGCATGCTCATTGAGGTGGCCGGTGCCAACGCCGGGCTATACGTGGTCAACAGCTACACGCCGTACAGCCCAGCAGTTCCGGCTAATCCCGGAACAGCGTCGACCATGACCGGATCGGCCGCGCCAACTCGATATGACTTCGATGTGACGCCGCTCAGCTTCACGCTGGTGCGCAACTCGGTTAGCTATCCGATCACGCTGAATACCGCCACAACTGACCTGAATGGCCTTGTTTCTACGCTTAATTCACTGCTAGCAGGAACCCCTTTCCAGGCCCAGCAGAGCAGCGGGCGCCTTCGTTTTGTTGAAACGTCACCGTTCCTTGGCCTAGCGATCAACCATGCCGGCGCTTCCACCATTCTTGGCTCGGCACCGGTTAGAACCACCGGAACGGCTACAACAAGCGGAACACCGGAACAGCCGGCCGAAATGACGCTGAACTACGACGGCGGTTCACCAGTTGTTGGCCTGGCACTGGGTCAGGGCCTCGCAACCATCGGCCCTCGTGGCTTGCGTTATAGGATCACTGCATTTAGCACCAGCCTGCTCGAGGTGGAGCGATTGACTTCGTCAGGATCGACCGACGCTAGGTGGCCCGGCTTCAACTCCATGCAGACGGTGAATGCCCTGATAACACTTGACGCCTCGAACCTTCAAGGCGGATACCGTGGTCCGTTCGCGTGCTGCCCGGAGAACGAAAAAGTCACCGAACTGGAGTGGTCAGTCACCTATGCCAACGGCCTAGCCGGTCTCGGGAGGGAAGGTCAGATTTATGAGATCCCGACCTACTACCAATTCGAGTACCGAGATATGGACGTGGCGGGCGCCTGGACAGTCATCGAGCTGACCAAGACGGGCGGCTCTCTGGATGCTCAAGGCTTCACTGATCGTGTGACCCTGCCATACCCGATGCGCGCAGAGGCCAGGGTTCGCAAGCTGTACAAGGACCGTCCCGGCAGAATCAACGATGAAGCCCGAGACGATGCTACATGGACCGATCTGCGCGGGCGCATGCAGAACTCGCCCACCAGCTATCCAGGCTTGACCGTCATGACCTGCAATATCCGCGGCGGTGACAGGTTGTCCGCGCAGTCGGAGAGCCAGGTCAGTGCCGAGGTGACCCGTATCCTTCCGCTGATTGGTGGTGGCACGGGACCAAGCCGCGACATCGTTCCATGGTGCATCTACCAGCTAAAGCAGAGGGGCTATACGGATGATGACCTCGATCTGCCCGAATGGCAGGCATTCCACGACATCTGCTTGGCCCGTGGGGATACATACGACGAGACGCTTGATTCCACGATCACGGTCAAGGACATGATCAACAACGCTCTGGCCTGTGGTTTTGGTGAGCTGGTGACCTTCCGTGGCCTGCTGCGCCCAGTGCGGGACAGTGCTCGGGCAGCGTTCGATGTGACCTACGGCCCGAAGACCCAGACGTACTCGCCG